AAAAGCGATACCTGGATTTCAAATTTATGACAGAGTTTATTATGAAGCAAAGGCTCCAGAAAGTGATTTAAAAATTAGAAAAGGTGAACAACAATGGCCGCCTGAGGCAAAATATGCTTCACCTAGGAAACAAGGTATTGAAGATAAAGTAATGAATTGGTTACATCGGGTTTTTTAGATGCCTACATTATATCAATTACTAAGTGGAGGCATGACTAGAGAAGAGCATAGAGAAAAAGCTATGTTAGAAATTGCTAAAAAAAGACGTGATGCTAAAGTTCAAGGGAAACCTGTACTTGATGTTCACGCAGGTTTAGATTTACTAGGAATGACTCCAGGAGTTGGGGCTCCAGCTGATTTACTTAATGCTGCTTTATATGCTGCTAAAGGTCAAAAATCTCAAACATTGATGTCATTAGCTCAGGCTGTTCCTTTAGTTGGTTTAGGAGCTGCTGTTAAAAAATTAACAAAACCATCTAATCAGATTAGAGTAGCTAGTGGTTATACTGATGCTTTTCAGAAATGGTGGGATAACTTAAATGATTATTCTCGTCAGAACCCTGGGTCTGTAGATTGGGATAGAGTACAAAAAGATGTTACAGAAACTACCATGAATAGAAATTCTCAAGGATATTATGAATTTATAAAGGATTATAGTAAAGAACACTTTGGTGGTTATGTAACTGTTCCTAAAGCTGCTGTCGCTGGTAAGTCAAAACGAAAATCTACTAAAAAGCGTAAGTATCTACCTGAGAAACAAGAAGGCATTGTAAAAGACCCAATTAGGCAGAAACAAGCAGAGGAACGGTATAGAGAATCAAGGAGTAAAAAAGGAGCATATTTTACTCGCACTAAGAGGAGCGAATATTAATGGCAAGAATGACAAATAAGAAAAGAGCACAACAGAATAAACAACTTTGGGATAAGGCAAATTCATCTCATCGTCAAAGATGGCAGGTATTAAGTCAGAAAGGTTTTGATTTTTATCTAAACGAACAGCTTACGAAAGAAGAATTAAGTGCTCTTGACGAAGCTGGAATGCCAACATTCACTATTAATAGGGTAACTCCTATTATAGAGATTATGAAGTACTTTGTTACGGCTAATAATCCACGATGGAAGGCTGTAGGTGTAACTGGTGATGATGTAGATGTTGCTCAAGTTCATTCTGAGATAGCTGATTACTGTTGGTATAACTCTAACGGAAAATCAATATATAGCCAAGTAGTCCTAGATAGTCTTACAAAGGGTATCGGATACTTTATGGTTGATGTTGACAAGGATGCCGATAGAGGAATGGGTGAAGTTGTATTTAAGAGAATTGACCCATATGATGTATATGTAGACCCTGCCAGTAGAGACTTTCTATTTAGAGATGCTAATTTTATATCAGTAAGAAAGAATGTAACCAAGACACAGTTAAAGAATTTATTCCCTGAGTTTGCTGGTAAGATAAGTAAAGTCACAGGTCAAGCAGATTATGTGAGTTATTCTCAAAGACCTACAGTAGCTGCTGAATCTATCCAACCTGAAGATATTACAATGGGTATAACGATAGAAGGCGAAGATGATGATATTGTCCCATACTATGAAACATATTCTAAGAAGAAGCATGCTTATAGAAATGTATTTATAAAAGTTCTTCCATCGCCAGCTGAGATGGAGCAAATAAAAGAAAATGTTGAAGAGCAAGTAGCTCAGGCTGAAAAAGAGATAGCTGTATCACTAAAAGAAAAGTTATTAAGCATACAACAATCATTAGAATCTGGTGAAATAATTGAAGATAGAGCTCAATTGGAAATGGAAAGAGCTCAAAAGATGTCTGAACAAGCCGTTGAGGAAAGTAGAATGCAGTTAATGTCACAGGCTCAAGACGCTGCTACTATTATTGACCAACAGGTTATGACAGAAGAAAGTTATCAGGCTCTTATAAAAAGTGATGAGATGCAATCTCAAATTATTGAGGCGATTAAGTTTTATGAGAATAGAGTACATTTAACTTGTACGGTTGGTGATGATATATTTTTATATGAAAGAGTCATTCCTGTTACAGAATATCCTATAGTTCCTGTTCCTTATATGTATACAGGTACCCCATATCCAATGAGTGCTGTTACTCCTTTGGTTGGTAAACAGCAGGAAATTAATAAAGCTCATCAGATTATGTTACATAATGCTAATCTTGCTTCTAATCTTAGGTGGATGTATGAAGAGGGTTCTGTTCCTGAGGAAGAATGGGAGCAGTATTCATCTTCACCTGGAGCTCTATTGAAGTACAGGCAAGGGTTCGCTCCTCCGACTCCAGTAATGCCAGCTCCTATTAATAATGCTTTCTTTACTATTACGCAGCAAGGTAAGGGTGATGCTGAGTATATAGCAGGTGTTCCATCAGCTATGATGGGATTTACTCAAGAGCAACCTGAGACATATAGAGGATTGCTTGCGAATGATGAGTTCGGTACTCGTAGGTTAAAGGCATGGATGGGAAGTATTGTCGAACCTGCATTAGAATATTTAGGTAAATGTTTTCAGATGATAGCTCAAGGTCATTATACTGTTGAAAAAGTATTTAGAATTGTACAGCCTGAAGCAGGTCAAAAGCCAGATCAAGATAAAGAAGTTAGAATTAATATCCCTATATATAATGATTATGGAGAGGCTATATCTGTTTATAAAGATTACTCATCTGCAAGGTTTGATGTTAGAGTTATCTCTGGAGCTACAATGCCAATTAATAGATGGGCATTATTAGAAGAATACTTTAGATGGTTCCAGGCTGGATTAATAGATGATATTGCTATGATAGCAGAAACTGATATTAGAAATAAGAAACAGGTAATTGAGAGAAAATCATTATATGCACAGCTTCAAGGTCAAGTCTCCTCAATGGAAGATGCTATTAAAGACAAAGAAGGAACTATTGAAACATTAGAGCGTCAACTGGTGCAGGCTGGTATAAAGATGAAAGTTAATGAAGCTGGTACTGAAGTTAGAAAAGATGTTCTAGAGACCGAAGCTCAGCAAAAATTACTAAGAAGTATGATGAAAGCTGAGTTTGACAGGAAAAATCAAGATTTAAAAGAAGGCGATACACCTAAAGAAGGTGAATAATGGCTTGGTCTAAAAGAGGATACCCAAGTATGGCCAGAAAAGGTCGTAAGAATGGTAGATGGATAGACGGAAGTAGCCAAACACATTATAGAAATAAAGCAAAAGCAAAGCCTGGTAAAGTTGTCCATCACTTAGATGGTAATAAATCAAACAACAGCAGGTCAAATGTTAGTGTTATTAGTAAGGCTGAACACAACAAAGTTCATCCTGAAAAAGGTGGAACAAGAAGATGTGGTAAAGGATATAGTTGGAGTAAACAATCAAAATCATGCATAAAATTAAAATAGTTGTTTCTTTTACCAATTTTTTGTTAACTTAACCAACCAAAAGGAGTTTTAAATATGGAACAAGAACAAGTAGGCAACGCAATAGAAGCCCCCGAAAGTGATTTCCAGACCCTCAGTGACTTAGAATCTGGAGATTTCTTTGAATCTCTGGATTCAAGTGTAAATGGAGGTATAGTAGATAGCGAATATTCGCAGTCAACCTCGCAAGATTTAGGTGATAATACGCCAGCGAGCCCTAGCGGAGTTCAAGTGCAAGACGGTATTAATACAGACGTTTTGCAAAAGAGGTATAGTGATTCAAGTAGAGAAGCTAAACGCCTTAACGGCAAGCTTAACGAACTTGAACCATATATGCCTATACTCGATGCAATGAGAGAAGACCCTAATTTAATTCAGCATGTGCGGAATTATTTTGAGGGTGGTGGTCAAGCACCAGAAAGTATGGCTCAAAATATGGACCTTCCGGAAGATTTTCAATTTGACACCGATGATGCTTTTACTGATCCACAATCGGATTCAGCTAAGCTATTCGGTGCTACGGTCGATGGTATTGTACAAAGACGACTTAGCAATGAGCTAGGAAAACAGAAGACAGAGAACCAGAGACTTGCACGAGAAACTGCTTTTAGACAAAAGAGTGATATGACCGACGAAGAATGGTCTACTTTTGTTGACTTTGCTAAGAATAAATCGCTTGAATTAGATGATATATATTATCTCATGAAGAGAAAAGAACGTGAATCTAATATTGCTGATAACGCAAGACAGCAAGTTGCTTCACAGATGAAAAAGGTTCAGGAGCAACCACGTTCATTAGCTACCGCAGGAAGTGCGACAGTTGAAACATCCAAAGACGATCAGGTATTTGAAACATTACTCGGTATTGACCACGAATTGGACAATGCGTTTGGCTAATAGCTGATATTTTTCTCAGCCATTTAGCGAACGCTTAATCGTAAATAGGAGAAGGTAAAAATGGCTGATTTATTTACAATGGAATCAACTGCTGATGTCGGCGGTGGTGCGGCTGGTACCCGTCTTGGGACTAGTCTAGACACCGGCGTTCTTCGCAGACGATACGACTTTGGGAGTAGGGTATCTGAACTAGCAATAGCTCAAGACCCTTTCTTCAGATTAGTATCTAAGCTCGCGAAGAAACCAACAGATGATCCCGAGTTTAAATACACAGAACGCAGACCTTCATATCACAAAAGATACGCTTACATTGTAGCATTTGATTCAAACGGATCAGCAGAAGTACATGATTCCGAGTTAGATAAGTCTGACGCGGCTGCAGCAGCATCAGCTGTTGCTCATAATGTTGCTCTCTATATGGCTACTGACTATAAAGCATCTGGCCACATGGGCAGTGTTTATGGTCAGACAGGCGATAAGGTAACAGTTGGTGGGACTGGAACAAGACCTACTTTCTTTTTGCCAGGTCAACTGGTAAAAATACCAATTATGAATGCAACTACAGGAACTACAATTTCTGGTTATCATGTTATGAAAATCAGTACAGTAGTGACTGCAGACCGTACAAGTGACGCCGGTGTTGATAATGACAGCATGGAGTGTGTTAAGATCAGTGGACCCCTCGTAAAATTCGATAGTGGTGGAAATGAGCTAGCGTCTTTCGCTTATAATGCTTCATCTGCCAATGACGGATTTCAGACTGGTTCAAGCAATGGTTCTAATGAAGTGTATGACCGCACAATTGCAGGTCATCTCGAACCAATAAGGTCTTATGTGATTGGTACTGCGCATGCTCAAGGCTCTGGTTATCCTGAAACATGGAAAGACCAGCCTTTCTCGACTGCATTTGGTCGCACTCAAATTTGGAAAACAGCAATGGCAATGGATAACACTACTCGTGCTACCGTGCTAAAGTATGAACCGAATGAGTGGGCTCGTATATGGCGCGAGAAGTTAATTGAACATAAATGGGATATTGAACAATCTATATTGTTTGGTTCTCAATATGATTCAGGAACTGAGTGGTATACACAAGGAGCCGTTGACTTTATTTCAAGCTATGGAAATGTGTTTAGCATGACTCATGCTAGTAAAACACAAGATGATTTCTTAGATGATTTGAGTAGCTTCTTAGACCCACGATACAATAATGCTAACGCAACATTGTTCTTCGTGGATACTGCAACTTATAATTGGTTGCATAAGCTAAGTGGTTATTTCTCAAATAATCTTGAGATTTCACCTAATTTCAGAGCTGATATGGCGTTGACGGGTAAAAAGAAGGTCTTTGGAGCTGATATTACAACTATCAGTACCCCTTATGGTGATATGAACGTAACCCGTAATATTCACCTTGACGGATCACCAATTAAAATGCTTGCTATTAACATGAAGCATGTTGCTTACAGACCATTGGTCGGTAACGGCTTGAATCGTGATACA